CATCACATCGGCTAACATTGCGAGGGTGCTAAACCTAGGCAGGGTCAACGCGACTTTGCTTGTCAAAAAGGCTGATTGCATGTACACCAACAATGAAGCATTCAGGGACTCGGCAGATCGGGCTTATCAATCAAAATAAATCTCCAGAAATAAAATATGACACTAAACATTGACCAAGAATACAAAGCATTGATACCGCCATTATCGGCGGAGGAATTTGCACAACTAGAAGCAAACATTTTACGCGATGGATGCTTGCATCCGATTGTAACGTGGGAGGAAACAATCATCGACGGGCACAACCGTTACGCGATTTGCAAAAAACATGATTTGCCTTTCAAAATTATCACGATGGAGTTTGATGATCGAGACGCAGCGATGGACTGGATGGACACCAACCAGCTAGGGCGGCGCAACCTATCGCCAGTTGATTTTAAGCTGGCACTTGGGAGGAGATACAATAGGACGAAGAAAAGCGTAGGAAAACCAGAGGGAACTATATTAGGTCAAATTGATCCAATATCCACTGCCGCCAAACTAGCCACCCAGCACGGCGTAAGTGAAGCAACAGTCAAACGCGCAGGCAAACTAGCCGAAGCCGTGGAAGCGCATCCAGAGATCAAGGAGGCGATTGCTAGCGGGAAGTCGATCAAGGAGGCGATGAAAGAGCATGAAGAACCGCCAACAACTGTTTTTAACGGGGCAAAATTTCCATTGCCAAAATATGAAATTTCAAACGAATCAAAAGAAAAAGCGGAACAAGCTGCAAAAGATTCAGAAACACTTTGGTTGCTAAAATCCACATGGAAAAAGGCAAACAAAAAAGAAAAAGCCGACTTTGAAAAATGGCTTAAATCTAACCAATAACACAAAGAAAATACAATATGAAAATTGAAATCGAAACGATAACGCCTGCAAAGGCAAAGAAAATGCTAGAGCTTAATGTTTGCAATCGCAACGTGAGGGAGAGTCGGGTTTGTGAATACGCAAACGAAATGGCGGCTGGCAGATGGCGATTGACTGGTCAGGGCATTATAATTCTTGAAGACGGCACGGTGGGAGATGGGCAGCACAGGCTTTATGCAATCGTAAAAAGTGGCGCGACCGTTCAAATGCCAGTCGCTAGAGGTGCAAAAAAAGAAACAATGGCGGTAATTGATATTGGGGCAAAAAGAACCACTGCCGATTATATGCACCTACATCACGGAATCAAAAATGCCACCCGTGTTTGCGGATCTGTAAATATTATTTATTTCATCGCATTTAACTTTCAATCCTTTACGGTTCAACCACATATTGCAAAGATTGGGATTGATTATTTTTATGAGCAAATCAGAGAAATTATTGTCATAAACGGCAATTTCTCAGTTGGTAAAAATTCACTTATTACTGGCGCATTGGCATTTGCGGCAAAGACAAATCCAAGAATTATAGAGTTTGTAAAACAGTTTGCAACTGGAGAAAACTTGAAAGCTGGAGACCCCGCTTTTGTCATGAGAAATTGGGTGATAAATGGAAACGCCTTGCAATCGAGCAATCCAAGCAGGAAGACAACGCTTGAGTGCATTTTTAATTGTTTGATGGCGTTCATGAAAGGTAAAACAATAGGGAAAATGAAATCAGGACAAGAGGGAGTGAGTTACTTTAGAGCAAGAAACCGCGAATTTATTGAGCTAGTGCAAGAGGAAGTGCGCAGACTAAAGAAAAACTAACAACTAAGCCACAGCAAGCCTTGAACTTGCCTAGTGGCGTTTACTGCGCATAAATTGCTTTTGTCTTGACTTTTTAGAGGTGCAGTCGGTAAAATTAAGAAGAAGCTGATGAATGCGTTTGACAACATGCAACAATTTAACTATACAAGTCGTATATGATAACTAACATGGAAATACTAACAACGGCAAACAGCAAGCCAGAGTCGAAGCGGAAAGTGTTAAAACGATTTGAGCTTGTCAGCCTGTTTGATGCTATTGCGATTGACTTTATATCAACAATCGAAGTTTGCACTTACAAGCAATTTTGCAAGATACCAAACATGGATTTACAACGGGCTCGTAGACTAACAAATAGAGGCTATATCAAGATTCGATCAAAGAGCGGCAAGGCTGGCAACAATTTGCCAATTAACCATTACGTGCTTACTGACAAGGGGGCGAGCAAGGCGCAAGACATTATTGAGTTTTGCAATTGCGTTAGAAGAATGGTAGGAAGCAAGCAAGTATGAAGGCAATCGTAGCATATCCCCTGCCGTTGATAGGAGCAGACCCCCGCCCGTCAAAGGAATCTATTAAACGCCGTTTTTGCGTTCTAGTTTGTTGCGGGGTGACTACAATTTTTGTTCAAAAAAAAATGAACTGAACTTCACACGATAATTTATGACAGAAAAAGCAAAACCAATTAAGAAACAAAAACCACTGGCAGTTGCGATCAACATGAAAGCAGCGTCAGCATCGTGGGACGTTCCCATTACAGTTTTGCGCGCAGCAAAAGCGGCGGGATGCGATGCGTTTCATCTAAGCGGAAGGATCGACAGAAAGAAATTCCTTGTTTGGCTCAACTCTAATTACGAAAAAGCGGAGTCAGCGAAAGAGCATGATATGTCGTTACAGGACAAGACAGAGCTAGAAAAGGAAAAGCTCAAAGCTCAGATCATCCAGATACGATCACGCAATGACAGGGAAGCGTCAAACGTCATACCGTGCGACCAAGTGAAAATGGAATGGGCCAGGTGCATGGCAATCGTGCAGGAGGAGGCGCGGAATCTAATAAACGACGATGACAAATACCGCATTTTCTGCGAACGAATCCAAGCTAGAATTGGCGAAGAATAAAACATATGAACGATAAAACCACATGGTGCAGGGAAACGCTTGCCAGCCTAGTAGTTATCCCACACAAAGGCGATATGGTATCGTGGGCAGATGGCAAGTTGCGCATACCTTATTCCGTCCGTTCACCGATTTATATTGCCAGCGAATCGCCCTGGCTACTGGAGCCGATGCGTGCGCTGTCTGACCCAAAGGTAAGGCGCGTTGACGTTCGTATGCCAGCGGGGGCGGCGAAGTCATTGATTGGAGAAATCCATATTGCGTTCTGCGTATCGGAATCAAACGGTCTTTACTACTACGTTTGGCAAACCGACGATGACGGCAAGGACGCAATGGAAGACCGCATTTATCCGATGATGGAAGCGAACAAATGCACATCGTCAAGATTGCCGATTGACCGCCATAAAAAGCGCGTGGACAAAATCGCGTTTGCTCACATGTCGCTTTATAGCGTCGGAGCCAATCTAAGCGCGGCCCAGTCGAAGCGCGTTCGATACCTCACAATGGAAGAGCCGCATTTATACGGTGCCGGCATGATGACCGCATTTGAGAAGCGCGTTGAAGGATGCGATGATTACAAAATCTTGACTCTATCAACAGGAAGCATAGTCGGCGATGAATCAGACGTGACGTTCAACAATGGTAGCGTCGAGCTATGGCAAGTTCCGTGTTTGAAGTGCGGCGAATATCAAGCCATGAACGATTCAAAAGATCGATTATCATGTCAGATCGATGCAGAGACAACCGACGAAAAAGGCGAAATCATTTGGCAGAAAGTATTAACGACGGTGAAATACACTTGCGAGAAATGCGGCGAATCATGGGACAGATCGTCAACAGCAAGGAAAAAACAAGCGCAGCAGGGCCGATACATTCCAACCAATCTAAACGCTCCAGAGCATCACCGCTCATTTCACATGGAAGCGGTCAGTGTTCATTACTTCCCGTTTGAAAAGCTGCTAATGGAAAAGCTAAACTCCGTGCAAGCATATAAGCGCGGAGCAATCGAACCATTCAAAGACTACATGCAAAAACGCCGAGCGATGGCATGGGACGAAGCACCAGAGCAAACGCATGACCAAGCGGCATTCGATAGAAGCAAAGGCAACTATCACAAAAATGATCCATGCCCCGATGAGATCACGCGATTCTTAACAGTTGACAACCAAGCAGGGAAAGCCAGCAAGGGTGAAGGGGCGCATCGATGGTTTGTTTGCCGTGCATATACGGCGACAGAATGCAGATTGATCGATGAGGGCAAGATCGGTTCATGGGAAGAACTAGAAGAGAAACGAATTGCGCTGAACGTCGAACCGTCAAGAACGCTTGTGGACATTGCCTTCGATACCGTAGCAGTTCAAGCCGTCTGCGTTCGCTATGGGTGGCAAGGGCTATGGGGAGACACGGCAGGGCGCAAAGCATATCCTCATCATGAAACCGTCATCGTGAATAACGCGCCGCAAAGACTAACAAGATTCTATCCATACTCTCCCTTCAACATTGGACACGTCGGCATAGGAAAGAGTGGAGAACGTCGGCAAGCTCGATATTATTTTTGGTGTCAGCAACCTATCAAAAACCTTTGGCATCGATTGCGCGGAGGGATGACAACTTATCGCTGGACAGTTCCGCAGGATGTATCGAAAGAATACGAAATGCAAACAGGGACAGAATTTAAGAAGCAGCAAACATCAAAAAGCGGAAACAAAGAATGGTTATGGATGACAAAGGCAAACGCAGAAGACCACATGAAAGACGCGGATCAGATGAATATGGTCGCGGCGTTGATGGATGCGCGTATTCGTGAAATCTTGTGGACTGTCACCGATGAGTCTGATTTGATTGTGCAAGCGGAGAAAGAAAAGGAATAACGTGGCAATGTTACAAATTAGATAGATTGGAGAATTCATGCAGTTGACGAATT